TCCTTGTGTTACTCCTTGTGTTACTCCTTGTGTTACTCCTTGTGTTACTCCTTGTGTTACTCCTTGTGTTACTCCTTGTGTTACTCCTTGTGTTACTCCTTGTGTAGGTACTTCTGTTGGTTCTTGAGTTACTCCTTGTGTAGGTACTTCTGTTGGTTCTTGAGTTGGTCCTTGAGTTGGTCCTTGTGTAGGTACTTCTGTTGGTACTTCTGTTGATCCTTCTGTTGGTATTCCTTGTGTTGGAAATCCTTGTGTTGGAAATCCTTGAGTTGGAAATCCTTGAGTTGGAAATCCTTGAGTTGGAAATCCTTGTGTTGGAACTTGAGTAAATTTTTCAATAAAATAACTTGTATTATTATTATAATAAATATATGCAATAATTAAAAATATTAATACTAAAATAATTATTAATGCTTTGAAATTCATGAACAATATATTATATTAATAGATTTTATAATAAAAATTGAATGTTTTAAATAAATTTTAATAAAGTGCTAACAGATATGCTTCTACCTATTTACGATTCTGATAATTTTCATATAGAAATTGGTATAGATGAGGCTGGTCGAGGTCCTCTTTTCGGTAGATTGTATGTTGCAGCCGTAATTCTTCCTAAAATAGAAATCGATCAACAAAATATTGCAACTAAAAAAATAATTAACTGGAATTCTATTAAAGACAGTAAAAAAATAAAGTCCAAAGAAAAAATGAAACTTTGCGCCGAATTTATACAAAAAAATGTGCTGGCATATTCAGTTAAATATATTGAACATGATCGTATTGATGAAATAAATATAAGACAATGTGTTTTTGAAGGTATGCATGAATGTATACGTGATATTATTTCGCAATTGAAAGATTCGCCGAAAAATATGTTTCTATTAATAGACGGCAATGATTTCAAACCTTTTCGCACATATATTCAAGAAACCTCTGAGATATTTACATTGCCATATAAAACAATTGAAGGCGGTGACAATAAATATTTGGCAATTGCAGCAGCATCTATTCTTGCAAAATATAGTCGTGATACGTATATCGAGGAACTGTGCCAACAGAATAAATATTTGGATGAGAATTACGGAATAAATAATAATATGGGATATGGAACAAAACAACATTTGGAAGGCATTGTGAAATACGGAATTACACAATGGCATCGTAAAACTTACGGGATCTGTAAGAAAAGTGAATTATGCCAAATATAACAAAAGATTGAATACAAGAAATGAAAAAAAATAAATAATTAACGAAATTTGTTTTTCATTGTAAAATTTTTTGAAAATATTATATCTACCTTTGAACGCATATTCTATAAATAAAATAATTGCATATATTGCATACATAATAGTATCAGACGTTTTGATAGAAAAATATAAAAATAAGAAAATAATAAAAGGTGCAATTAAACTGTAATTATAAAAACTTAGATAATTGCATATCGAATCATTACAATCATCGCCTCCATATTCGAAAAATTTTGAAATATATTTAATAGATTCTATTTCATTTATTTTTGTTGTAATTGAATTTGTAAAAGAAATTACATCAAAATTTGATGTTTTGAAAAATTCGTATATTATTTTTGCAAAAATAATTAATATATTTAATAAAACAATAATTGGTATTATTATTTTGCTATATTCGTTTGAATTAGATGCAACAATTGTAATAATTGTAATAGACGATATTAATGTAAATAATAAAAACGGTAATTTATATTTAGAATCTAATATGTTTTCCTTTTCTCTAATAATATATGTATTCATAAAAAAAACATATACAATTGAAATAATTCCAAAAAATATTATTATTAATATACCTGCGACTTGTTGACTTTGCCAATTTGTTGTTATATTTGTTGAATTACTATCATTATCCATTTTTAATATTTACATATATTTTTATCTTTTAATAGTAATTCATAATTTCATCAAAATATGTTTTATCAAATACTGCATATTTTGTCATTTTATCGTAAATACTATATCCTATAATTAATTCATTTTCATTTTCAAAATAAGAGAACCCGAGCGTATATTCCACTTTTTCCTTCTCAAATGTAAAATATGGCGTATATTTTTTCACTTTATGCGTATTTGCATCTAAAACAACCAACATGTGATAATAATAACGCCTGTCTTCATAGCTAACTGCATGGCATAAAAACCATATTTCGTCGCCAATTTTCACTCCATTTGTCGAACCACGCAAATGTTTGAAACATGGCGGCGATATTTGTTGGTTTGTTTCTATAAATTTGTCGCCTTCTATTTTACCTATAATTAATGGTGACCATCCGTATATTATTGCAGGAGTTGTTGATGTTTCATCTTCAAATAAAACCCAATTCTTTTCAAGAGAACCTGAACCATCACGTTGTAAAAACACCGAATTTGTGCATTTTTGTGCTAACAGATCTATTTTACCATGTTCCACTTTCATTTCACCATTTTTTAATCCTCTGTTAGCATTATAAAAAATAGTGTCATTTTGCGCATATAATCTTATATCTTCTAAACCAACATAATGTCCGTCTTCTTCTTCATTATATCCCAAAATAAACTGGTTCTCTATTTCTGCATTTTCTATATCCACTATTGCAATTACATTTATCGTTTTTATTTTTTCGCGATTAACATATCCGCCTTTTTCGTCAATTCTGTAATTTACATATCGCAAATTGACGATCAATTTATCTCTATCATTTAGCATGTGTTTTGTTATAGACGGGGTACTTGATACAAATTCATTTGCGTCTATTTCAAGATTTTGCCCTATTGTTGATAGAATTTGAGTAAAATCATTGTTTTGTTGGTGTTTGCTAACAGATACAATATCTGTTGTATAAAATTTGTAGTTATTCATTACGTTTTTGTAGGTAGATTCTTCCAAATGGGGATAATTGAGAACATGCATCGATGATCGTATTAATTGTTGAGTAAGTGATTGATTGTCATTTACATAATAACCCAAAATAGAGAATTCGTAATCTATTTTATAATCGTAGACATCGCGTTCTAAAAAAAGATATTCGGACCAATTATTGTATTTTTTGCGCGATTTATCTGCCAACAGATAAAATTCATATGCGATTCGATTTTTTCCTCTGACTCTGTAATATTCTATGATTTTATAGAGGTTCTCTATTCTATTGGGATAAGCATTATATCCGTCCAGCCAGTTCATAATTGCGCTATAATCTTCGTTCATATTTATGTAACAATTTCCAATATTGTAATAAGAGAACCAGACTTCTTCTATCCATCCGCCGATTTCAATGCGTTTTTTATATGTTTCAATCGCTTTTTCATTTTGACCCGAATCTTTATAACTGTTAGCCAAATAAAAAGTATATCTGTCATTATTAGGATTGTCTTCTAATCCTCTTACTAGAAGCCTGATATCGCGTTCTGTTTTGTCGCCTTTTGCTCCGCCATCGCCTACATCGTTAATAAATAACGCGTCTCTTTTAATTGTGCCAACAGATGCATTTTGTGGTGAGTTTAAATATTCGTGAGTTACGCCCCAATATGTGAATCCCATGTTATTTTTTACAAGTCGCGCATTTTTATAATAAAATTTGGGGCTTCCTTGATAAATATGATAAACATCATTTGTTAGACTGTATTTGAAATTGGAAGGTGATTCGATTGCAGGTCCAGTAAGAATCATGTCGGCATCTAACAGAAGTATATAATTCAAATTTGGCATATAGGTTTCGCATGCTTTAAGTGCGAATGTGCGATTATAACCGAAATCGCGGAACGGTTCTTGAATAATTACTCCGTATATTTCGCGTTCTTCGAAAAATTCGGTTATTAATTCTATTGTATTGTCTGTGCTTCCAGTGTCGCAAATACAGTAGCCGTCGATTAATGAAATGACTGATTCTAGAAGTCGCAAAATAATACGGCTTTCATTTTTAACAATCATATTGAGACATATTTGATTTGGATTTCGCATTATGTATTTTTATTGTGAGCATTATTTAAACCCTTTCACTTTATTTTTCACTTTTTTATTCACTTTATTTTTTGTAATTTATATAAAAATTGCAAAAAAAATGGCATTGCCCATGCCTTTTTTATTTTTATGATTTTTTATTCTTTTTTATGCTTTTTTATGATTTTTTATGCTTTTTTATGATTTTTTATGCTTTTTTAAATAAATATAATGACAAATTACCTTATTTGGCTTCATCTCTCCCGCTCTTTTAAATTTGTGTCTTTGCCTTTGCCTTTGTCTTTGTGAAGTACCATCCCCTGTAGTTTTCTTCATCTTCCGAATCATATTCATCCTCGTCGTCTACAGCTGCATCTTCGATCGAGAAATCGAAGTTTCCGATAATCCCGCGATTCACTGCGTCTTGAAATAACTTGGGCTCGGTTTTAGTTGCCACGCACGTGTTGGTTGGTTTCAACACTGTGAATGTTGTAAACTCTGAAGGTTCCTCTACACGTATAGGCGCTTCTTTCTTCGCCATTGAGGCATACTGCATCGTCGGCTTGTTAACTGGTGCTGGTTTGGCGTTTCCTAGCGCTGGAAAATCTTCGGCTTTTGGCTGTTTAGATGGAACCTGCTGCTGCTTCTGTAAATTATCAAGATAATGTTTTCTTTTAGCATATGCGATTTGTTCGTCTGATTGCTGGCGCTTCTTTTCCTTCAAGGCTGGGCAAAAGTCTTCATTTGCCCAGTGACCCCTCTGGTGACAGAAACTGCATTCCGCAAGGAGAATTGTAGGACATACAATAATTCCCTTAGGTCCAGGAACAGATCGAGTAAAATGACTAGTATATTCCTTCTCTGACTTACCGGCTTTCTTGCAAACTCCGCAGAACTTCTTATCTGCGGATTGATGAGACATATTGCTGAAAGTGCGCTTATTACTAGTGTTAACGGATCTTTGGTACGACATGTTGATTGTTTTGAATAGCTTGTTGTTGGTGTATAAGTAATTTAAATTGTAAAAGAAAAAAGTGATTCAATTTTTTCTTTTTTTGTTATTTTCAATTTACAGTCATTTTCAATTTAGCGTCATTTTCAATTTACCAAAACATATTTGATTTTTTAGAAGTACGACGCATTTTTTTTGATTTACAATTCTTTTTACTTTTGCTGCTCTTTTTACTTGATTTACGACCTTTACCTCCCATTTGTGCATTCATTTTGTCATCTATATTTGCATTCATTTTGTCATCTATTTTTACACCCATTTGTTCATCACTAGGATCACCACCTACATCATTAGGTTCACCACCTTTTTTATTTTTAGCCCTGTATTCTGCTTTGCATTTTGAACTTTTCATAGCATCTTTGAATTCCATATTATGATCTTTGGCATATTTTTTCAAGTGATTGATCCAAGCAGACATTTTTATACATTATACAAATATATTAATATCATTAATTATTTAATAATCAAAAGACAAAAGAACCAATTTTTCATCTAAAGACAATTTCTGAAAAACAATAAAATCATTGAACGAATATCTTTGAAAATATGCCCCGTTTTTACACAATAAACTAATTTTATCTTCCAAAACATCTATTTTAACTAAAATACCACCTTTTCCCTTTTTACTTTTACAATATTTTTCAAACAAAAATTTAGTATATATTCCTAAACGCAGATCACATACTTTTTCAACAAGTCTATACTCTTCCAATTGTTTATAATAATGTTCTCTAAGTTCTTCGGGATATGCTAACAGAGAATCATAATTATCTTGACTCAATTGTTTCAAACTTTTTCCTTCTAAATATGAATATTCATCAGAATTCTCCAATATTTTTTCAATATCCATTTTTTCTAAATCCAATTCTTTTTTTGCAATTTCAAAAAAAGATTCCATTTTATTTTATTCAAATTTATTTTTTATCTTTGTTTCATCTGGTAAATAATCGTATATAGGATTTGATTCATTGTTTTTATCTTTAGTATCCTTTTTATCATCTTCAATTTTATGATCACGTCTTATTGGTACATATACATAAGGTGATGGCGGCATTGGTGTTAATTGAGTCCAATGTTTTTCTTCATTATTATCATTATTATCATTATTAATATTTATATGCAATTTTTCTGATAAATAATCGCGAATTTTAGTTTCATAATTATTAAATAATCCAATTGTAATTGCATTTAATAACATAAATGTTGCAGATGTTATTATAACACGTCTATCAAAATCGGAAATTACTGAAGATTTATTATATATCCAAAATCGAAATATCAAAAACGACGAAATAGAAATTTGAAGAATCGCATTCAATATATTTACATATTTTTTACTAATTAAATTTATGTTTAAGTAAAGCAAAATGTACAACACATAATGTATTAATATGACAATTGTAACAAAAATATGTGTTTTATTATTATTTAAAAATTCGATAATCATATAATATATATTCTATACAAATATTCTGAATGAATAAAAAAGATGAAAATAAAAAATCGGAAAAAGAGAACCTAACAGAAAAAATCGGAAATTATATTGTAAATACGCAAATAATAATCGCTAAAGGTTCTTTCGGAAAAATATACAAGGGATATCATTATAAAACTGGAGAACCTGTTGCAATTAAAACTGAAAACAACGAACATAATTCTCTAAGACATGAAACCCGCATTTTACAACACTTGTATGAAGCAGGTATTAAAAAAATACCTCCCATTTATTGGTACGGAAAATCAACATTCGAAAATATACAAAATCAGGTTCTCATTTTACCATTTTATTCTTCCAATTTAGAAACTTATATAAAAAACAAACAAACATCGCAAACACACCTCTCACAACTAATAATCAAATGTCTCGATATTGTCCAACAGATTCATTCCAAATTCGTCGTTCATCGCGACATAAAACCCGCGAATTTCATGATAAAAAACGGCGACATATTTCTCATTGATTTCGGACTCGCCACTTTTTATTTGGACGAAAATAGCCAGCATATTTGCGACAAAGAATCCGATATTGTAGGAACTATCAAATATTCAAGTATTAATATTCACGAGGGTCACAGGTTCTCTAGAAGAGACGATATTATTTCACTCATTTATTTGTATGATTACATGGCAAATGGCGGAAATATTCGTTGGTCACCGTCTCAAGTTGTGCTAACAGAATTAATTCAAAATATGAAGGATTCGGAATTTGTTGCACAAGTCAAATATGCCTGGTTACAAAGTAAGAAACAATATCTGTTAGCACTTAGTAAAAATATTTATAGCGATTTTTTGAATTTATATAAATTATATGAAATGGTTTATGGTATTGGATATAAAGACGAGCCACCTTATTCTGAAATAAAAAAGTTATTTGAACAAACGATATAAAAAAAAGGTGTATTATTATTCATACCAGAAGAAAAATGGCTGACACTGATACTAGACTTACAGGAATCGTTAAATGGTTCAATAGCAAGACGGGATACGGATTTATTACTATTCTCGGTGATGATAGTCGCGATATTTTCGTGCACTTTTCCAATGTGAAGGTGGACGGACTTCAGTATACTTATCTTGTACAGGGTGAGTATGTTGAGTTTGATCTTGTTGAGACTGGTGCTGATAATGACAAGCATACTCATCATGCAGTGAATATCACTGGTATTCGCGGTGGACCTATTCTTTGCAATACTAGATTTATTAATCGTCTGCAAGAGAAGGATACTGATAATGATGATTCTGATACCCTGAAGAGAACTGTTTCTGCTCCTGCTTCTAGAACAGCAAGATCTCCTAGAGTTGTTAGGGCACCTCGTTCTTCTCAGTCTGAGAATGAAGGTTTTGTTAAAGTCGAGAAGAAGAGGCGTCCTCCTGCTAAGAAGACGAGTTCTGCTAGCGTTTAATAACTATCGTTAAATAACTATCGTTAAATAACTATCGTTAAATAACTATCGTTAAATATATTCTCATATTAGATCTAAAATAAGTATTTTATTATTGGACATATAGCTCAGTTGGTTAGAGCATTGGTCTTATGAGCCAAAGGTCATGAGTTCGAGCCTCATTTTGTCCATATACGTTTAATACGTGTTTAATACCCGGTTAGCTCAGTTGGTAGAGCGCCAGCCTTTTATAAATATAATGATAGCTGGTGGTCGTGGGTTCAAGCCCCACATTGGGTGATAATAAATATTTTAATTGTATATGTATATATATGCCATTAAGAATAGGCGAATTAATAATAGAAAAATTAAGTGGTCCAAAAATTGTATGTTTAGCAGTACCTAAAGAAAATATTCCAATGCTTTTGTTATTAGGTGAAGAACATTCAAAAGTTACAACAGGATGCGATGGTGTAAATGTAAAACAACAATTCGACAATTTATTGCAGAAATTAAATAGTATTGGAGAACATGAAGAAATACATTTTTTTAGTGAATGGTTTTTCCAAGAATATCATAATAAAAAAATTGCAGAATTGGAATCATTAGGTAACAGTAATTTTATAACTAGATATTCATCAAATTCTGAATTAGCAAATTATATAGAAAGAAATAATGAATTTTGTTATTTCAATGAATTGAAAAAAAAGGATATTGCAAGGTTTTTAAGAAAATGTAAATATCCAAATATAATATGGCAATTTTCCGATATAAGAAAAAAAAATGATGAAAATAACATATTTCAAGTTATAACTTTGTTTGATAATGCAATAACAGAATTGATAAAAAGATTGATACAATGTTCAAGTATAGGTGAAGAAGAAGTTAGAACAAAATCCGAATTTTATAAAAAAATGCGTAATGAAAAATGTGGTAAAAAAGAAAGTCATGAATTAACTGATATAAATATATATGAAAAAATAAAGGACTATTTTGATAAATTTGAATTAGAAAATGATAATTATTTAGAAGATGATGGCGATTATGAATATATAAAAATAAATACCGATGAATTAATTGAAAATATTCAATATTTATTTGATTTTTATAATAGAGATTTTGATAAAATAATCAATAAAATAATGAATATCAAAAGAATAAAAAAACAAATAAAAAAATTAACAAACAGAATAAAAATCAAATCGACTAGTAGAAAATCTGTTAAAAAAATACATTTCAGTAGAAATAGTAAATCAAAAAATAGTATGAAAAAAAAAATGATCAATTTTGAATTATACAGAATAATATACAATTATTTAAATAATCTGTCACAAAAATACAATAAAAAATTTAAAGAAAATATAGATTTATATTTTCCATTATTAGAAAAAATAATTATTTTTTTGAAAAACGGAAAATCATTCGAAGATTTCAAAGAAATTATGGTTTATATTGAATCACATGGATTATTAATAAATAAAAATATGAAAAAATACGGCAGATTTTTTCTTTTTACTCCACCATTTTCAGTGTTATTAGACATATATTTAATATTACGTTCATTTAAATATAAAAATGCAAAATTAGTAGTATCATTAGTTGGTTATAATCATGTTTTAAATATGATTGATTTTTTTAAATCAAATAGTGAATTGTATGATATATATGTATTTGACAATGACAATGAAGATTATGCTAAAAAAATAGAAGGTATAGAAGGTGATTTAAATAATCAATGTATTAATTTGAATAGAGCATTTAATATCAATGATGAATTAATTGATTTTGATATGAGTATTTTACAATAAATAAAATATAATATAATAGAAAAATTGATTTTTATTTTTTATAAAAAAAAATAAAATACAAAATAAAAAAATGTCAAAAATTATTAAATTATTCGACTTTATTGACAACGAAAAAGAACGTATTATGTGCGAAACTGCTTACATATCAATCTCTCAATTGAATTTATGGAATTTTATGAAAAATTATAAAAATGAAAATTTCGTATATACTGATTCAATCGAACTAATAAATATATACAAAAATATTGAAAAACTCGGGTTTACAGAACATACAGGAATGACATTCAGTTTTATAATGCATATTATGAAATTTATTTCAGAAAATAATTTATATGAATATAAAAATATTTATTTGAAGGAAAAATTAAAACAAGAAAAAATAAATAAAAAAAATAAATTTTATTTATTTTAGTTTTATGAAAAAAAAATTGATTGAAATATTTACATATTTTTTATAATAAAACAATATTCTTATAAAATGACAAGACCTTTGAACACTTTCAATTTTATTACAGACTACAATGAACGTCTGATGCATGAAACTGCTCTTATTGCAATTACACAATTAGAATTATGGGATTTTATGCAAAACTTTTCCGGAGAAAGTTTCATGTCTTCGAGACAACCTGAAATTATGCAAATTTATTTAAAAATTGAGCAACTTGGATATGGTCTACACAGTAGCGCATCTTTTGGTTGTATAATGAGAAGTATGGAATATATTGCAGTAAATGGTATTGATGAATATCGAGAATATTATTTATCAAATTTTAATAACAATAATAACGTGAATAATAACACGAATAACATGAATAATGACAACAACAACAATGACAACAACAACAACAATAACACGAATAACAACGCGAATAACAACGCGAATAACAACACGAATGACAATAATCAAATATAAATTTTCAAACTAATCATTTTTCAAAAGAACTTATTATTTCATCAATTTGAATACAATTATTAATTATTTCTGTTGGCAAAATTACAAGGTTCTCTTTTTTTTTAATTATATTATCAACATCATGAAACCCCATTAATTTATATACAGAATCATCTTCTCTATATTTTTGATTTATATTTGTAAAATCATGATCGAAATGTTCCCAATTACAAAATTCATATATTTTTCGAATAATATTTTCAGTATTTTCGATTAATTCGTCGTATTTTATAAAAAGAAAATTATTGTTTTGATTATTTTGTTTTGCATATATAAGTCCATTAATAGAACGAATAATTGGTTCACTATTTGGATCAAATATACGATTCAAATCATAGACCACATTATTTTTCTCATATAATTTGCAAAAAGATTTTACAATATCTACTATTGAACGTTCTAACACAATAATTTTGAAGTCTTTGTCAATATAATTTTGCAATAATTGAATATTATCCGGAATTGTCCATGAACGGCATTTATCCACAATAATTTTCTCTGTTTCTTCAATGTCTTTATAATAAATACGAGGAATTTCTGAAATTAAATCTATAATTGTTTGTTGTCGATTATTTGCATTAATTTGTTCATTACATTTTTTAACATAAGATTGTTGCATATCCCACATAAGTTGACAAACAGCGGAATTGCCTTCTGCATGAATTTTCGGATTTTGGCATAATATTGCAGATAAAAGTGTAGAACCAGAACGAGGTAATCCACTGAGACAAATAAATTGATCGTACATATATTTATTTGCAATAAATATATTTATGTTAGTTTACAAAGTAAAAAATATCATTACACATCCGGCTCCGCCACCACCTGGTCTTACATTTTTTGCAATTTTTTTCGCCGGATTACCCATATCACCATCAAATGCGCCTCCTCCTCCTCCTCCATAATATCCACCACCTCCTCCACCACCTGGAAAAAGATAATAATTATAAGGATTTTTTAAATCATTGTCGTTTGTACGGTTCGATTGATTATAATTTACGAAATTCTGTAATATATCGTTACTTGAAAAAATATATATTCTATCTCCACTACCACCTTTTCCACCACCTATTCCACCATCACCACCATTTCCACCACTTAAATCAAAATAACCACCACCACTGGCACCTCCTGTTTGCATTGATTCACCATTACCATTATTTGGAGTATAGAGTACATTTTTATATGTATATGGTTGTCCTGGGTCCATATCATTTTTAAAAGTATTATTATATCTTAAATCGACTGGACAACTGAATTCAACAGAAAAACCACCATATGCTTGTGAAATATTATTTTTAGCCGGAGACATAACTCCGCTTGAATTACCTCCAGATATTAAAATAGACCTCATTTGATTAAAATTTAGTGAACGACGCGTAACTAAATCTTGGGGAACTAATTCTTTCGGTATAAGCGACGCAATCGAAAACAAGATAGGCCATAACGCTGTTACGGCCGCCTGTATAGCACCACCGCCACCACCTAGATAATTATCTATACCATATCTGGATCCTGCCCCTCCATAATATAAATTAGTATATTTATTTTTTATTCCATCAGCAGCATTATAAGCAGTAGTTGAAGTAATATTAGTTATTTCTTGTGTTGTAGTTCCTCCTGTTAAAGTTTTTGATACTTTCACTGTATTATTTCCTGGATTTGATTGACCATATTGCCATGCACCTACTACATTTATTTGAAATTTATGAGAAGTTGTAGCACTAAAAGAAATATCATAACTTTTGACTTCTCCACCTTTACCAGTATTATAAGATTCAGTCCATAAATGTCCAGGTTCTCCTGAACCCACTACAAATATTTGTTTTATATTTATATTTTTATTTGGTACAGCATTAAATGTTCCTATTCTGAATCTTATCATGTAAGTAACGTTATCACTCATTAAAATAGGCATATCATAACCAGTAGAATTAATACCATTAGTAGGTATTCCGGTACTTATGATAGTAAATGGATTAGATGAAATATAAGTAGCATTATTATATATACTATAATTATTTTTAGTATTATATTTAAATACAGTTTTATCTGGTTGAATAGCTCTATACAAAACTACATTACTAGGAGTAGGAGTTTCATTTAAACCTTCTTTAAAAGTTTCTATTCCATAAGGTTCATACATTTTTTTAAAATTAACAATTACTAAAACAACAAACAAAATCAATAAACCAATTATAAAAAAATTAAATAGATTTTTTTTATTAAATTTCATATATATATATATATATATGAATAAAAAATTGATAATTATAAAATATATTTATACAACATACAAACCACAATATAAATGGCATCAACTAAATCAAAAGGAGGAATCACTGAAGTTCTACTGATATTACTAGGATTCGTTATAGCATCATTAATTGTTTCAATAAAGCGATATGCTGATCTTGTCAATGAAAAATATGCTTGCTCATAAATTTCTGCAAATTAAAATGTGTCAAAATATTCTCTTTGCGTGCTTCTTCACCTAATATTTCCCATAATGCATCATCCGGCCATATTTGTCTCCTATTATCCGGGTTCTCTAATCCTTTTTCTTTTATATATTGCATTAAAAATTTGGTTACATCTGGTCTTGATATCATTGTTTCTGTAGGCACATTCATGAATTTTGCTAAAAGAGAACTTATTTTCGCTGGTTGTGTAAACCCTTTTTTTTTCGCTGGTTGTTGAATTAACTTACTTTTTTCTTTTTTCTCTTCTTTATCAATAATTCTTTTCGCAGTTTTTTCAATATATTTTAATTGTTTTATCATTGCATCTGTTGTTTTTTGTTGTAAAATTAATTGTTCAGTAAGTAATTTAATATTTTGTTGAAATTTTTCATAATATTTCGGTATTGTGCTAACAGAATTCATTTATCTTTTGTAAATAATAAAATATAAATGATTTAACGAAATTCGCAAAAAAAAACCCCTTTTGGGTTGACTTTTATTTGGGGTTTTTTATTGTAAAAAACCTACCTACCTACAATTAATTTTGAGCGCGGCACAACTACTTGAAGCCGCTAATTGTTTTATCAATTTTATTTGCTTCAGTTACAAGCAACACATCGATTTCTTCTTCGGATAGGCGTGTAGCTGTCCCGTCGTCAAGCAATATAGTTATATCGTAATTTTCATATCGGTAGTCTTCCTCTTTCAACTTTTTCCCTTTTTCCACCGCTTCTTTCAATGAAATGAACCAGCGAATCATATTGCTATTTACAGACCATGACACTATCATAAATATCTTCGGTCCGTCTCTTATCATCGTCATGTCAATCTTATCCTTTCGCTCTTGTTCCATTTGTTCAAAATTAATTCGCGACATTATATTATTTTATTGGCTTGTATAAAGATGTAAATTAACTATCTATACGAAAAAAACTTCAATTTTTTGTGTTTTTCCTCTTTTTATTAGAAACCGAATCATAATCGCGAATTGTCTGCAATATTTCTGCGGGATATCCCATATCGCGCAATACACTAAACGCCCCCTGTATTTTAGAAATTCCGCGCCCAATTTTGTATGTATAGCGTATTTCGCCATCCGCATTTTGCATAGCTTCCATTCTCCAATTTCTTACTGTTGGCACTTTCTGCAAACGTTTGCAAACAGAAACATAATGAGTTGTCAAAATGAAATCAACGTTTTCATATTTAGACAAATAATTCAAAAATGCGAATGCAGATTTTGTCGCTTCTTCTGGATTTGTACCAGAGTACAATTCATCGAAAATACAAAAATGTCGTTTATTCTCAATGGACGTGCTTACAGAATCATTATTAATGGCATCCAATATTTCTTTGCATCGCCTAGATTCGGCTTGAAACAGACTATCACGTGCAGAAGTATCAGGAATATTCAAATATGAATGAATATGCGTGTAAGGTTCTAATTCGCAACTTTTGAAAAATCCACAACCAAATTGTTGGGAAAAGAGAACGTTCAAAATAGTTGTTTTTAAAAATGTGGTTTTACCTGCGGCATTAGGACCTGTAATCACCATATTTTTGTCCATATTACAATCGTTTGACACATAAGATTCATGCATATGTGCAGGATAATATTGCGCCAAAATTTGTTGTTTTTGAGAACCATACTTCGTATAATTCACCCTATTTTCACACAAGTTCTCATGAATTCCTAACAGATTATTCATATATCCTTCGAAACCAAAACTCCAATGAATTGAATTACCAATTTCATAATTTTCGTGAATTTCATAGAAACATCGCAATAAAAGTCCGATTTCCGTTACTTTTCCGAGACTGGGTTCAAATTTGGCAACTTTCGACAAAATTTGGCGCAATAAAATTAAATTGTCCATATGATAAAACAGGTCGCTATTAAATAAATCATACTGTTGGCAGTTCTCCGACAATTGAACAAATTGTTTCATACTTTCAATGGAATAATCCAAATAATTGCGCATTTCAATAATTTGGTCATTCATTTCTCGAATATTTCTGTAAAATCTGATACATGCAGTATAATTTGTGTAACATTGATATCCATAAAAACAGATCATCATTATAAAATAAACCAAATTTTGCGCATTGAAATTTCGCAACATTGTAACGGCTTTTCCGATGAAATGATATTTTGCTAAATCGCAGAGAGTGTCAATATAAACTGTGAATGAAATAGGAACGCCTTGTATTTTCAATATAATGAAAGGTGCTAACAGAAATATAAATGGGATAATAAGAGCCAAAATAGGGGACGTCATATTTACAAAGGACATTGTTTGAAGAAAAGATGGCATTCGGTTCAAAAATTTGAACCATTCCACATCCATGTAAGAATATTTTTCGAGAAAATCTTTGTTTTCTTTTGTATTTTGCCAAACATTCATTATTTTTTCGTAATTTGGAGAATATACTAATTTATGAATATCCATGTTTTTTTTGTAGGTTCTCATATTTTGTAAAATATTTTGTGTTTCATTCAAATATGTTTGATTTGATGTAAAATGTTTTTTCCAAAGAGGAATCGTTTTTTCTGCGAATTTATGTTTTGGTTGAAAAATATAATGATAAATAGGTTTTTCAGATTCGGTTGCATCGTCTTTACTTCTTACAGATGATGTTTTAATTAATTGATCTAATTCTAAATCAGTTGCAACATTTTGAGGTAGTGAATGTAAATTATCGCTAATATAAGAAATGGGTAATTTAAATTGTGTTAATTCTTTTTTTAGTATTTCTTCTTCTTGATTTTTTGTAAAAAATATATTCATATAATATTTTATAGAAACGTAAAACTAGCTACAAACGCAGAAAATTCAATCGCTAGCAAAAAAATTGAATGCCTTTTTTTCAGTGATTCAATAAAATACATATCATACAATCAACTATTTAAATTGTGCTAAAATGAAACAAACTCTTCCTGCCAAGTATGCGAAAATGACTGTTTGCACATTTTGGATATTGAAACAACTTAAATCTATGGGAATGCTAACAGATGAACAAATGACAGAAGCAGCTACGGAATTCAATTTGACGAAAGATTGCGAGGATCAAATGCTTTATTTCAAAGATGTAGTCGAGAACTTCAAGGATCACGAGAATTATCTCAAAATGTATGCGAACATGAGTAAAACAGATCCAGATGACGAAGAAGACACTCCGGTAAAAATATCTTCGTCTACTCAAAATATATCGAAAAAACAGCCAAATCAATCACCTAAATCTGGAGATATTAAAAAAAAAACAAAATTATCGGAAGATGAAATTTTCAGCAAAATTATGGATGATACTGATTCGGAAAGTGAAGAAGAAAGTGAAGAAGAAAAAACGCCAGTTAATTCAAAAATAATTACAGTAAAAAAAGTAAAAATAGTTGTTAATTGTTATAAAAAATAATGAATTATATTTTAGAATATATTTTATAAAAATATGTGTAATTGAAATATACAAGCCTTTATATTTCAATTATTTTTTTACTATAATTTTTATAAAAACTATAATATCTACATGTAATTATGCAATAATTTCACCATAAGCAGAAGGCAATTCATCAATTTTAATTTTATAATGGTTCTCAATATCTCGCATCAAATGGATATCGCGCTTAGTAACAAAATTAATCGCCATTCCCTTACGCCCCCAACGTCCACTACGTCCAATACGATGCAAATATGTATGCACACATTTTGGAATATCGAAATTAATAACTGTGCTAACATGCTGAATATCAATTCCGCGCGCAGTAATATTAGAAGATATCATAACCCGATATGTTCCATTTCTGAATAGTTGAAACTCGCGTTCTCTATCTGTTTTATCCATTGATCCATGAATTCCGCAAACTGAGAATCCGTCTTTCGTCATTGCCTCGTGTAAATCTGCAACACGCTTCACACTATTACAATAAATAATACTTTGTGAAATACTTATCGTTGAAAAAAGATCCTTCAATACATCGTATTTCATTGTGTCTGAACTAACAGCAATATAATACTGCTGGATACACTCTAAACTGAGTTCCTCATTTTTCATTATAATACGTACCGGATCACGCATGAATTTTTGCGTAATATCAAGAACTTCGTCTGTGAATGTAGCACTGAATATGGCAACCTGAATTTTATCATTAAAATACTGAAAAATATTGTAAATCTGCGTCTTGAATCCCTGAGAAAGCATTTCATCCGCTTCATCCAATACCATTATTTTGACAAATTCACCTGACAAATAACGTCTACGAAACATGTCGTGAATACGTCCCGCGCAACCTACAATAATATGTGGCGGATTTTCTTTTATTTCACGATAATCATCATTTATAGAAGTCCCACCAATAAGGGTTTTAATACGTAGTCCTTGCATCATACTACCTAAATGCGTGACAACATTACATGTCTGCTTTGCCAATTCATGTGTAGGCGAAATAAGAACCGCTTGCGTTGTCGCAGATTCTACATCTATAATTTGCAATGTGCTAATAGAAAAAGATGCGGTTTTTCCCATTCCAGATTGAGCCTGTGCAATAGTATCACGTTGTTTTATGATATTCGGAATAGATTTTTTCTGAATATCACTAGGTTTTTCATAACCATATGAATAAATACCTCGTAAAATTTCAGGTTTCAAATCCAAATCATCCCAATTTTCAATTTGAGGTTCTCCCTCAAATTCTAATACGTTCTCGTTTTTCATATCATTTTCCATATTATGTATCTATACGAATTATTTGTTTAACTCTTTTTTGATTATATTTATATCTTTTGACAAGAATATTTATATTCGACAAAAAAATATTCAACAAAAATAAAGGTTCTCTAATTCATTTTTCAATAAAAAATAATATAGAATCTAATTTACAAATTATATTAGTAATATGTCAATTGTAACAATTCCAAAATCTATACCAATAATTCATTATTCATTGAATGATTTCAACGAATTATTATTCAGCGAATCATTCTCATATTCATTAGATAATGAAACAATTAAAAATATCGAAAATTTAGCCCAAATATTGGGCATTTCATTAAATTCATCTGTAAGCACAATGTCAAATTCAAATTATGATTATCCTGTAAGAAAACCCAGAATAAATGCTAACAGATCATCTTCCAATAATATTGGAAGAAAAGTTTTGGAAGAATCATGGTTACAACCAGTATTCAAAACCACTGTAATTGAAAAGAAAGAAGGAACTATGCCGGAAATTCACACATGTCTCAATAAATTATCGGAAAAAAATTACGATAATAACAAAACAATTCTGTTGGAACTTATTAGAAAAGAAGATATTTCAAATCTTCCAGAAATTGCAAACAATATTTTTGATATTGCAAGTACAAATAAATTTTTCAGTGAAATTTATGCCAAATTATACAAAGAACTGCTAACAGAGTTCGATATATTCGACAATATTTTACAGACTTTTTTGACAAATTTTTGTGATACTATGCGCAATATAGTTTACGTAGATCCTACAAAAAATTACGACGATTTTTGTGCATACAATAAGAAAAACGATTCGAGAAAAGCGACAAGTATGTTCATTACAAATCTAGTGAAAAAAGAGGTTTTATCCGTTGAAACTCTCGCAAATATTATTATTCAGATTCAAACAATTATGAAAGAATATATGGAAACTGCTAACAGAACAAATGAAGTTGAAGAAATCACAGAGAACTTGTTTTTATTAATTACGCCGAATTCGGCATTATTGAAAACATGGGCATTAGACCAATGGAATGATCTGTTAGCAAATATACAGATAATTTCGCAATGTAAGGCGAAAGACCACGCAAGTTTAACTAGTCGCGCAATTTTCAAGCATTTGGATATGTTGGACTCGTTTCAAAATGTAAAAAAGTAA